CCAGGACATTACGAACCTCCAAATCTTTCCCCCTGCTGAGGTTATACCATAGGTTTTAAGGTTTGTCAAACCAATGTTATAATTGTATTATGAGTAGAGATCATTTTGCACAGATGTATCGTAACAAGTCTACTCGCCATGATCAACCACATGACTCATATGAATTTAACCAAGCAATGGGTGCTATCTGTGGTATGTTATATAGTGTTGTTACCCTTAAGGCTTTCTTTCCTAAATCCCCCGCTTCATCGATCACTAATGATCCTATCATTCACGCCGCAGGCGGGGATCAAGAAGAAGCAAAACTACCCCCTATAGAATAACAAACCATTATGTCCTGGTTTCTTTAAATACTATAAAGGTTTCTTTAAAAAACATTACGATATTAGCAAATTTCTCCCTGGTTTTGGGAGATTTTTTTATGGGGTTTTAAGGTTTGAAAGGACTTGACAAACCATTATATTTGTGATATCATCCGCTGCGGGATATGAAGGTTTGAAGGTTTGACAATATGAAGGTTTTGTGATAGAGCCCCTCTCGACCCGCTTGACATTACGATGCCTTCTATGATATGCTCTATGCTCCACTATCCTCCACAACACTCCACTTCTAGGACATCTAATAATATAATCAGTAAGATCAATCTGTGGATAAACCTGTGGATAACTCTATCAAAAGGTACATTCCAAAACATAATATCCGATCAAATGTACCTATTCTACACTTAAGGTACATTGTGGATAACTATATACACAAGTCTTCGCCTAGCCGAATAGAAGTGTCAAAACCTAACAAACCACCATATCAAACCTAACAATCAAGTGTCTACAACACCTTAAAACCTAACAACTTAAGTGTCTATAACACCTTCACCTGTGGATAACTCTGCTATAATCAAACCATGAAACCCCATATCGATCTAATTCTATGCCTATCAATCATGATATTTTGTTCTTATATAGTCTTCATCATCAAACCATAACCTGTGGATAACTCTAAAAAACCAGGGTAAATAAAGATTACGATACATCAGATATTTCCCCATATGTGGGATATAATCAGACCATGAAAGAGATATTAACTGATCCAGCCCTACTCTACATCTATTGGATTTATGGCATGCTAGGCCTATCCACATTTATGGTTTGTCTATCTATCTACGAATACTTCAAAGATATCTAATACCATAGGGTATTGTTATACTGGGGATTACGATGCTCTCTTGACATCCCCCGCAAAACTGTGTATAATTATAGAGTCACTCCTTCTCTTGAGTATGAGTGCAAAACCGAAAAGCCGAGCACGGACTATCTCGATAACGTGCCTAAAGTAAACATCGAGACTCCTGGATATGAGTATAAACTATCCACTTGACATGCTTTGGCCAATGTGGGATACTTAATCTATGATCAATATGGAAATACCAGACCCATTTCAAACCTTTGTAGCCAACAAATATGCTAACGCTAAGGGCCTTATCTATGACTTCTTTGCTAAGGAGTGGTATCTCAAAACCTCATGCTGTGGTGAAGAGTTATATGCACCAAATAAGAAGACAATGAATAAGATTAGACTATACCACACTCGTAATGAGTGTCTAGGAGGATACTAATGATAAATGAAATCACTAGACTTCTTTCTATTATTGTCAATAATGAAGTGCAACAAGATCAGTGGATGAAAGGCTATAATCATGCCTTTGACATGTCCCCGCTTGAAATGGTAAACTTAGGTAGAGAAAAAGAAGTTATAAGATATTTAATGTATCAGATTGAGGGACCATACTAATGACACAATATAGAGTCAGTATCCGTAACTCACGCAATTACAGTGGTTACTTTTGGGATGTAGAAAATTACCGTCAACCAGATAAAAAGCGAGAAGGTTATTGGTCTTCAATAAGAGGTGGATATGCATTTACTTATTGGGGTGCTAAACGTATGGCTAAAAGAGCAGCAAAAAAATACCTATCATTTCAACCATTTGAAAAAATTGAGGACTTAAAATGACCCACGATGAATTGCTGGAAGAACTAGATGGAATTATCAAAGACTTTGACCAGAAGTACGATAACTCAAACCCATATTACAAAGCCCTTCGTGCAGTAGTGGAATTGGCTGCGACATACAAAGATGGAAACTATGTCAATGAAGAATTTAATCAAGGACTACAAACTGCATTCCAGTTAATTATTGAGGCTATTGATAAGGAGTTAAGTGAATAATCTACCAGAAGAACTGTTCGCTAATATAACTGATCAGGGTTGGGAGTGGGGCTTTGTATGTGTTGAGCATACTAGGTTTGCTCCTTGTAGGGTTTGTCTATTTGATACCCCCGCAAAAATCCCATATTCAGAAAGTGCCGAACATAGAATGATTGCAAGAAACCATCATCGACGATAAGGAGATTATCATGGATACTGAACAAACCTTCGATCAAGAGTTTAGTGTTGAAGACATTGCGAACGCTATTGTAGAGCAGGCTAAGTCTGATATTAAATCTAGATATGGTAATAAAAAAAGACATAGGCAATACTAGGGATACTAACCACTATTGCCCGTCTAGGGCATAAGAAGGTTTACTAACTCTATTTTCCGCCGAACTTTAATACTGTATAATGGAAACTATGGAATCCTACGTTTTGACCGACCAAGTTGTCGTATATAATTTCAAAGAAGAGTCTGACCGCATCCTTGAAATAATTAGTAATTACGGCGAAGATGACTGGGGCAAATGGGGCAGTTTTGGTAAGATGACCAGACTCGAATGTACCCCATACAGCGGAGACCCTTTGGAGTTCTCATCAACTGCCACATCAAGTAACCCATATAACAATGAGATAACAGCAATTTACAATGACCTATTTGGCAAAGTTACTATTGACTATATAAACAGATATGGAATGGGAACAGGAGAGTTGCACACCTCTAGTAACCAACTATGTTTCTATAGGCCTAAGAGAGTAAGATACACAAACCTCATCATGCCTTTTCATACCGACTATAAGCAGGAACAAAAGGATCAGCCAGGACTTAAGCATTACATAACTGCAAACCTTTATATTAATGATGATTATAAGGGTGGGGATATCGTATTTATGATTGATGACGATACCGAAAATCTTGTCAGATATAAGCCTAAAGCAGGAGACCTAGTTGTATTCCCATCTGGAGAAAGATATAGACATGGAGTTAGAACCGTAGACGAAGGTACAAAGTACTTTGTTAGATCATTCTGGCACTACAAGTATGATGGCTCCCCCGAATGGCATGAGGAGAAGGCTAAGTACTCTGAAGAAGAATGGAATAAGAAAGAAAATCTTCGTGAGAGGATTGAGCGTAACTCATACATGAAGTGGATGTGGATCGATTGATAAAAGAAATCATTGATGCAAAGAAAAACAAGAAACCTTATCTATTTAAAAATATACTTCCATCAGTTCCCAAATGGGAAAACTTCATTGATCATTTGAATTCAGAGTATCACAATACCGAAGTTAAGTACCATGCTTTAGATGCAACTAGAGAGAAGTTTGTCAATGGAGTATTATTTAAAGATCCTTTTTACGTTAACATTACCTACCCGACTAAAGAGTTTTATCCAGAAATAGAAATATTCTTTAAAGAGTTTGAATTACTGGGCGAAGGCAAGCCACTGGCTGCATATGTAAACTTTGCTAAAGAACCACCATCAAGGCAGCATGTGGACTCTAAAGATCACTTCTATTGGCAATGTATAGGCACTACTCTTTGGGAGTTTGAGGATATAAGTTATGTTTTAAACCCAGGTGATGTAATTTTCATACCAAACTACACTAAGCATAATGTGATTACAACAGAGCCTAGAGCAGCAATACAGTTTGAATACAAGTTAAACTTTAATAGATTAGAAGAAACGCTGCTACAAGGATAATATCTTTGCATAATGTGAGTGTGCATGAGTACCCATATGCTCGTCAATATCTGCTGCTAAATAAAATAATTCCTCAAACTCTTCTTTTAATTCAGAGTGGCATGAAGAATAGTCTAAGATATCACTGTTTGCAACATAGTTTTTAAATCCATAGTCGTGCTTAGAAAAATGATACTTTAACTTGCTATCCCAAGTTGCCCACTTAAGATCAATTTTTGCTACTTCGCAATACGACTCAAGCATTTTGATATGCATTAGTGATGTCCTAAATGGAACTGAATACGGCATAATCTTTTCAATTGGGACTGGTAGTTTTTCATATTTGCTTAGGGATTGGTCCATGCTGGCGACAGTATTAAGGAAATCTCCAAAGTTCCCCTTGGCAAACTCAACATAGTAATTAGTATCTAATGCTTTTAAAAATTTAAAACGTATAAAGTCTGGGACAAGTATTCTAATATACTTTGGGTTGCCGTACTCATTAATATATCTAAAGATATCTTCAACTATAGTCTGAGTGCTTGTTCCTGGATAGGATATGTTAATAACCTTTAAAGATCCAGACTCATCTAACAAGTTAGACCAGATATACTTTGATGGTAGTCCTACACCAAAAGACTGGGAGCAGCCAGAAGTTATTACGTCAGGATTATTAACAAACTCAATCGATCTAAAACCTTTTGAGTTTACATTATATTCTATAGGCATGCTATCTTTATATGTAAACTTTTTACTTCTTACTTCTAGTTTTAGTTCATCTACCATATTTTCATGCCTATGCTCATGACTAATAAAATTATCATAAAAAGGATCAGGCTCAACTACTCGATCTGGTATGCCAAAATCAAGAAGGTGTAGATCTTTTTTTCTTTTCATTGTTTTCTTTCTTTTAACTTATAAATAAAACTAATATTTAAACATTATATCATATTTGACTTAAATGTAGTCCTGTGATACAATTATATAATAGAAGAAAGAAGACCTAATGCCAATTGTGCTGTGTTTTGATTGTGGTGGTACCTTTACTGTACCATATGGAACAACTAACCCTACTACTAAGTGTCCCAAGTGCAAGGATGTTAAGATTACTAAGAATGAATGTCCTGAGTGTGAGATGCATCACAAGGACCCACTGTTTTGGGAAAGTCATCAGACAATGAGCGATTATAAAGTGTGGTGCGTAAATGCCAAAAGATCCTAAGATTATGTCTATGGACTGGCGTAGCCTTGGCTATTGGCCTGTATATAAAGATGGAAAGAAAGTTTGGGTGCCAAAAGATGATCAATCATTCGATCAAACATCAGAAAACAAGTAATATTTTATTACGATGGATCGGAAATATCTCTGGAGAGTTTGCTGGTAATCATATAGTTAAGTGTGTCAACATGGACGAAGATCAGGAATTGGGATGGCGTTATAAGTACCACGCAAAAATGTATAATATTCTTAACAAGCCTTACGAATGGTGGGGAACATACTACATAATCGATATGGAAGCATGGAAGAAGGATCTAAATGGCTAGAACTATTATCTGTCCTGTCTGTAAAAAAGAGTGGGACTTTAGAGTAGGCTTTGCTCATGATAGTCTATACAGGCATATGAAGGCAGATCATAAATAATCTTTTATGATATAATCATTATATGAAAAAAGCAAAATGTTTCTTTTGTGAGAAAGATGCAACACATTACGATGTGGTAGTAGACCACTCTGATTATATAGTTGCAGATGTTTGCCTTACCCACCTGTCTATGGGTCTTGTGTCTTAATGGATAAAAGAATACTTAAAGACGGTACAGAAGTTGAGTCTTTTGATACCCCGCTAGAATTGATAATACATACAAAGGCTCCAGGTAAGTGGAAACTTATTGACCTAGAAACTGGAGAAGAGTACCTTGGCTCTGAAATAATAACAGCATTTGCAGAGACGCTAAGGTCAAAAGTTAGTAATGGCAAGATAGGCACTTGGGTAAAGACCAAGGGCAAGCAAGCCAATTAATTTAAGGAAACTTATGGAACAATGGATTAATGATTATGCATCCTGGGTGCTTGCTCTAAGTGGTGTTGCAGCAATTTACTTTGTGGGCCGAAGACAGATTTGGGCATGGATTTGGGCTACATTTAATGAGGCAATGTGGATATATTATGCCCTAGTAACCAAACAGTATGGCTTTATATTTGCTGCTATTGCTTACTCCATTGTGTATATTAAGTCATACATACATTGGAAAGACCTAGACAAAGAAAGCGTATCTTGGAGATCATTTCTTGGTCATGTCTGGGACAAAAATAGATAATGTATAATTGCAATATGGAAAAAATATATCTAGATGAAGGCCTTTGGTACATAAAAAATTTTTTAACTAAAGAAGAACTTGAGACTCTAAGACCTTATTGTGATGAGCCAACTGGTTGGTACGCCACAATGAGATCGCATTACAAAAACATTTTAAATAAGTTTCCAATGAACGTTCCACAGTTTGAAGAAGATGGCTCATTAAAGTTTCCAGTTCCTGGAGACCCTACAGTCCCAGAGATAGAAGAATTGTTTGGAAAACCTGGTGGCATATATGAAAGACTTGAATCAGTTCTGCCACAAGGTTACGGAAGAAATAGTGGTATTCAAACATTTAAATATTGTACAGATGAAGAAATTGAAAGAGATAGGAACCTTGACCAAGCAAAAACGGCAGACATTGGTTATGCTATGGATTGGCATTGGGAAGATCCAGGGCCTCAAGGCAATAGGGCTGCCTCACACTCTATTTATTTAAATGATGATTTTGAAGGTGGTTTAGTAGAATTTAGAAAAGGCTATGTCATTAAGCCAGAATCAGGAATGTTAGTCAATATACCTATTGGAGAAGAGTTTACTCATAGGGTAACTAAGGTTCTTGGACCTAACTCAAGACACACCTTGTATGGTCAGTGCTGGTCAGATATAAATGTTCCAGTCAGCACAAAAGACGACTGCTGATTGGCTTGACATCATTGATTTACTTCGGTATAATTGTAATATACAAACAGTAAGGAGAGTATATGATTAATGTATTATTTTTAATCCCAGCATTTTTTATGGGATACATTGCATGCTACGTTGCAATGACTTATAAGGTTGACCAAGATTAAGCCTAAAGCATACATATTTGATGTAGATGGCACTCTTGCAAATGTAGACCCCTATATTCATTTAGTTCGTGGTCCAGATAGGAACTATGACGCTTTTCATGAGGCATCTATTGATGCCCTGCCAAATTTAGAAGTTGTAGAAATGCTAAATAGGGCTTTCTTTGATCAGCATCATGTTTTAGTTGTTACATCTAGAACTGAAAAATGGAGAGGAGTTACATCCTACTGGTTGGCAAAGCATGATCTTGGTCACCATGCGCTATATATGCGTAAAGATGGTGATTTTAGACCAGATTATGATGTCAAAAAAGACATCCTTCACAGCATTAAAAATCATTGGAATGTTGTTCATGCTATTGACGACAACCCAAATGTTATTCGTCTATGGGAAGAGTATGGAATCCCTACTACAAAAATTGGTGATTGGGATGGAAATAAGTCTTGACACACAACCTAAAGAATGGTATCATTAGAATATGAAAAAATCAAACAATAAAGTATCTCAGCATAAGATCAAACGAGCAGTAAAGAATAAGAAGAGAGTACAAGCAAAGCCTTACTTGTCAAAATTTGAGCGTAAGCAGGCATTTTTAAGAGAGCAGATTATTCAGCATCACCTGATTAATGCATCTCAAAATGTAAAGAATTAATCTTATGGTAGATTATGATAAATTAAAAAAAATACCTGATGAACTAAAGCAGGCAATCATTAAAGAACACATGAAAACATACTATCATTGGACTGTTGGCATTGGCTCTTTTATTATTGGAACTTTTTTTGGAATATTGATTAAATAGGATACTTAGATGATATTAAGTATTCAATATTTTATATATAAAACTTTAAAAAAGTTTAAGAAAAAGAAAAAGGGTAACTATGAAAAATACACCTACTAATTCTAAAAAATATAACCTAGACTTTGCTTTAAAGTTGCATAACAAAAATATGAAGTTAAATGATATGGATATAGTAGACAACAAAACATATCTAGATAACTATACTAATCAATACCATGTCAACAACTTTACCTTTAGAGATAAAAAAGATTGGCAGCCTAATAAGCCATCAGAAATTGTTACACTTGGTTGCTCGCATACATACGGAATAGGTGTGCCACAAGAGTATACTTGGCCATCAATTATAGAAACAAAAACTGGTAAAACAGTTGCAAACTTAGGAATTTGTGGTGCAAGTGCACAAAAAACCATGGAATCATTTTTTCTTTACTTAGATACTGTTGGAATTCCAGAATATGTATTAGCATGTTTTCCAGATCATCATAGATATAGTCACATTTCCGAAGGATCATTTTTCTATTTGAATGACAATGAAGGAAATAATTCAAAATCTAGGAAGGTAATAACACATACAAGAACCTCTGACCACATTAACGGGTCTGTCAATATAGAAAATAAAATAATTAAACTACCAACTGATCCAACATATATGATCTCAACAGAAGAATCAATTAGTCAATATATATCTTCTATCTATACTATAGAAGCAATTTGTAATTTACTAAATATAAAGTTTTATTGGGGAACATGGCATGACTCAACAAGAATGATGTTTCTAGAAAACCTTTTTACTATGGATGATTTTTGTTTAAATAGAAATACTTTTGTAGAGACCATTAGGTCACAGGTTTTAGCAAATCCACTTTTAAAGAATGTAGACTACCTTGACGAGGAAAATTGCGACTCTACTCACGATATGAAGTCAGAAGATTTTGATAAATATAAATCTATGTGGAAAATTGCATCTGACAAAAGCCACCTAGGTATTCACTGGCAACAGCATACTGCAGATAGTTTTATAGCAAAGATAGAAAAAGATAAATGATTATCCTTGGGATAAATGAAACATCACACGACGCATCTGTATCTTTAATTAAAGATGGAGAGATTCTTTTTGCTGGACATGCTGAAAGGTATAGTAAGCAAAAAAATGACTGGTATGTGAATGATAGTCTAATCAATGATGCTTTATCCTATGGGGTACCCAATGCTATAGCCTACTACGAGAAGCCACTTCTAAAGGCCTCTAGACTGGCTTTAAGGGGTGGATCTGGCGAATGGATGCCTAGGTTTACTATAGATGGCATACCTAGAAAATCTTTTGGTCATCACTATTCTCATGCAGCAGCAGGATACTATACTAGTGATTTTAATGATGCTGTTATTGTAGTTCTTGATGCAATCGGCGAATACAATACCTCGACAATTTGGGTAGGTCAAGGCGACAAAATTAAACTTAGATATAAGCAAAACTATCCTGTTAGTTTTGGATTGTTCTACTCAGCATTCACTCAATTAATTGGTCTTATGCCAAACCAAGAAGAATATATTATGATGGGTATGGCTGCTTACGGTGATTGGAGAAAGCATTACAAAAAAGTTAATGATTATTTCCCTTCATATACCCGACAAAAATATAACTTTCATAAAGGAATTACTGACTGGGGATGGATCAGTTCAGAACAGGATAAGTTTGATATTGCTGCAGCAGTTCAAGTTGTTTACGAACAAAGACTAAACGACTTTATGCGTATGGCAAAAGATATAACTGGAAAGAATAACTTAGTCTTCATGGGTGGATGTGCACTTAACTCATCTGCTAACACACTTCTTTGGAACATCTTTGACATGATTTGGATTATGCCGAATCCAGGTGACGCTGGCAGTTCCCTAGGTGCTGCTGCTGCCCTTTATGGAAAGCATCTTAATTGGAAGTCTCCATATCTTGGACATGATCTTGGAGGAGAGTACCCAGTTCAGCAAATTGTAGACGGCATCTTGAAGGATGGAATTGTCGCAGTAGCATCAGGTAGATCAGAATATGGACCTAGAGCATTAGGGAATAGATCTATTCTTGCTGACCCAAGAGATCCAGATATCAAGGATAAAGTAAACAAGATAAAGCAGAGAGAACTATTTAGACCTTTTGCTCCAGTAGTTATGGAAGAATGTGCATCTAAATGGTTTGATATGGATTTTTCAAGCCCTTACATGCAGTATACTGTTAAGTGCTTAAGACCAGAATTAATTCCTTCAGTAGTTCATGCTGATGGGACATCACGAGTGCAGACTGTAAATCGTCAACAACATCGTGGTTTGTGGAGGGTTTTAAATAAGTTCTATCTAAAAACTGGCGTACCAATCTTACTTAATACTAGTTTAAACATTAAAGGTCAACCACTACTAAATGATGCTAATGATGTATTTGACTGGGAGAGCCATTACATGTATAATATAATAGTAGGCACCAGTAGCCAAGTTGGTTAAGGCCCCGAACTCATAATTCGGTTATCGTAGGTTCGAGTCCTACCTGGTGTACTATGATACAATTTAATACTCATGGGGATTAACTCAGTTGGTAGAGTGGCGAACTGTTAATTCGCAAGTCGCAGGATCGAGGCCTGCATCCCCAGCAAGATGGAAGTATGGCAGAGTGGTCGAATGCAACGGTTTGCTAAATCGTAGATCGAAAGATCCACAGGTTCGAATCCTGTTACTTCCGCAATGGCTCCATCGTCTATCGGTTAGGACTCCAGATTTTCAATCTGGCAAGACGGGTTCGACTCCCGTTGGGGCTACACATCTGTAACTCAGTTGGTTAGAGTACCTGCCTTATATGCAGAGAGCCGAAGGTTCAAGTCCTTCCAGATGTACGATATTAAGGTTGAGTTGCAGTGAAACATCTGTCTCCCGACGGGGACAACTGGAGGACAACGGGCTTATGTAAATCCTCATATATCAGATCAATAAGTTAGTCTGCTCGTAGACTTGTTGATCATTTGTCGTCTAAGTGTTACGGAAGCACTACCGTCTCCAAAGCGGTAAGCCTAGGTTCGACTCCTAGAGACGGCGCAGGAAACTCTTGTTATCGCAGTCACTGGTTACTGTTTACGGCAAGATGCAGGGGCAACTAGGAGTCTACTGCACCATGTCGTCGGGGCATGCGGTGAAGGTCCTTACAGTGTGGTGCTCTATAAACTGACCCGACATTTTTCTCCTTCGTCCAATGGCAGGACTCTGGTTTTTGGCACCAGCAATCTAGGTTCGAGTCCTAGGGGAGAAGCAAGCCCCTCTAGCCCAGCGGTAGAGGCAGAGGACTTAAAATCCTTACAGCACTGGTTCAAATCCAGTGAGGGGCACTAAACCTCTGTAGTTCAGTGGACAGAACGTTGGACTTCTAAGCCAAGCGTCGCAGGTTCGATTCCTGCCAGGGGTACACATGGTATAATTATAGTGTGACAATATAGTCGCCAGACTATGTCGGGAAACATTTTATGGTGTGTTGCAACACTATATTGTCCTTAAATTTATTTACTAGACTAAAAGAAAAGAGAAGTCATGAAGACTATTGGAGATAAGTTAGGCAACTTTGCAGTTACTGGAGTTAAGCCTGGAGCATTAACATATGATGATTCATCATTCGAAGTATTAACACAGGACTCATTTCCTGGAAAGTGGAAGATCTTTGTATTTTATCCAAAAGACTTTACATTTGTATGTCCAACAGAGATAGTTGCATACGATGCTCTAGTTAATGATTTTAATGATCGTGATGCAGTATTACTAACTGGATCAGTAGATAATGAGTTCTGTAAGGTTGCATGGCGTAATGCACACGAAGACTTAAAGAATACTAACTCATGGTCATTTGCAGATACAGCACATACACTTGCAAACGATCTTGGAATCCATCACTCTTCTGGTGTTACTTTCCGTGCAACATTTATTGTTGATCCAGAGAATGTAATCCAGCACATTACTGTAAATAACCTAGATGTTGGTCGTAATGCTGATGAGGCACTTCGTGTTCTAGATGCTCTTCAAACTGGAGAATTATGTGCATGCAATAGACCTCTTGGTGGTGAGACTCTATAATGACTTGGGTTGAGCAATTAGGTGAAAACCTTCCTAGATACGCCAAAGATATTAAACTTAATCTTGATTCTGTAGTTAATAGATCAACTATTGATCCAGATCAGGCACTATACCTTTCAGTTTCTGCTGCTGTTTCAACTGGCAATTCAAAGTTGCTAACCTTTATTTTAGCAAGTGCAACTGATGAAAATGAAAGAGATGCTGCACTGTATGCAGGGGCTATTATGGCTCAAAATAACATATGGTATCCATACTTAGAGATGGCAGATGACCCAAATCTAAAGGGACTTCCAGCGCAACTGCGAATGAATGGCATTGCTACACATGGTGGAACAACTAAAGCCAAGTTTGAAGCATATTGCCTTGCTTCATCCATTATTGGAAAGTGTCATTTTTGTGTTAAAGCACATTACGAAACTTTAAAAGAAGAAGGATATTCTGTAGAACAGTTGCGTGATATTGGAAGACTTGCAGCAACAATTAATGCTTTAGCAAAGATCTTATCAGCATAATTTAATAGTCCTGGGTATGACTTAAAACTACCCAATATTATTTTTTAGGATGCTTTGGTTCGTATGGTGCAACTTTAGATTTGATACGACCATCTTTATATAGTCTAACAATCCAACCATCTTTAATCTGAATAGGATTGAACGCTGCTGCTTTTTTCTTTGGCATTATAGTGAATGTCTTTCTCTTTGAACCTTTGTGTAATCTTTTCCAAAATCAGCAAACAACGCCTTGTCTTTTTCACGATTAACAATTCCTCTTGACCATGAGAAACCTGCATCTCCACCCCATGCTAACCACATGATGTATCCATTTGATGGGTTTGCTGAGTTGCCCCAGTCCTTACCCTTCTTGTCTACTTCATGTCGTGAAAAGTATGAATACATTCTCTTAACAGTACTGAGAGACAATGATTCTCCTCTTGCTAACTGCCCTGCACGAGTCCAACCTACAGATGTTCCTGCACCGTTAGCCTTACCATCTTCTTTAAACTTAATTGCTCTACGAGCAGCAGATCTTGCTCCTGCTGGTGGAGAGTATCCATCTGCCTTAGCAACTGAATCTGTTTCATATTCAACTGTGTCATCATCTTCAAATAGATCATCTGCTTTTGCAGCAGGTACACAATTAGGAACAGGCTTACCATTTGCTCCTGGCTTCATTCCTCTTTGAACATATCCATCCCAGCAAGGTGCTTGCTTTACTACATCACCACAACAACTCGACTTAGAGTCACCAGACTGGCACTGTGGGCATTCTTCACATGTTACATCTAATTCTTTACACATTGAGCAACCACAGCCATCATAGGCTTTGCCAATTGATGAGTCATACATTGCCATAGCAACTTCTGAATCTTCTGGTTCTTGCGGAAGTGGATCAATAGCGACCATTAATGACATCGTGCATCCTGTGTATAGATTAGTTGCTTCCCAATATCCATTTTCTTCTTGTTCAAATAACTGGATTAATACTGCTGGATTTTCTTTTGTTGCTTCAAGAGAATACTCTCCTCCTGGAACACCAAGCATTCCTTCCGTCATTACATGAACTACCTGACCAATATGAACCTCTTCATCGGATCCATGAGCCGTCATTGCGAAATCGCCTTCTTTTAGCATACAATAATTATACCATGCCGTTGAGTCTATTGTGTGTCCTTATCCTGTGGCAGTTAGCACAAACCACCTCACACTTTTCGATCTCTTTCTTGATAGACTTCCATGAAAAACCATCATGGATCATCCTTGATACATTATACCTTTTGTCCCTTATATGGTCAAAATCTAAGATAATATGATTATTGATTCCACAGTCTACACAGCCAGAATCCTCTTTTATCTTGGCAAGCATCTTTTTATACTGCTGCTTATTGTAGGTTTCTAACTCTTTGTCAGTCATTAATAATATTATACCGCCAAATGTTAAGAGCCCCACGCAGGCGATTCAAGCACTATGGCCCAGGTCGTGTATAGAATAGGTAACTAATCCATCCCAAGGTCCTGCGTGAGGCATGCCAGGTATTTAATGTCGCTGTCTCCCCCGACTATTATATTGTAGCATAGTAAATGAGCAGTTTATAGACGACTGCTCAGGTCTATTAGCCACGAAGATTCGACTCCTGCTAACTCTCCACTCGTAGGAGCATCCGTTGTAAAACCTTTTAAAGTCTCATAGCGGAATGTTATATATTATACTACTGAATTTCAATAGTTTTTGGCTTCTTCTCTTCAGGCACATGCTTTTCGAGTGTTAACTCTAGAATACCATTTGAGAATATTGCTGATTCAACTTCCATATACTCTGGCAAGTTAAATACAGTTGAGAACTTTCTTGCTGCAATTCCCTTGTGCAAGAAAATCACAGAATCATCCTCATCAACTTCAGATCGCTGTCCGCTAACCTTTAGTTGATTATTTTCTACTGTAATCGATACCTCTTCCTTATCAAAACCTGCTAATGCAAATTCCAAAATAAATAGGTCTTCTCCTACCTTAATTACATTATAAGGTGGATAGTTATTTTGTGTTGTTCTGATTGTTTGATTGAATCGATTAAAGAATGGATCATCTAAAAGACCCAGCATTGTTTCTACTACCATATTATTCCCCTTTCAAGCGAATAAATTAATTCCCCCCATATGGGCAGGTATAAATATTATAGCATAGAAAAACAGGCTAGTCAACTACCCTAGCCTGCTAATCTAAAGAATTACTTCTTTGCTACTGCCTTCTTTGCAGGAGCCTTCTTTGCTGCCTTCTTAACGACCTTAGCAGTCTTTACCGCTACGTCTACCTCTTCGACTGATGGCAACTTGCCGAATGCCTTGTCGTTAGGGTTGACTGCTCTCAAAGCAACTGGTACGATTGCACCAAGCAGTGAGTAAGCAAGTGTCTTTGGATCAGTTACGCCTGATGCGTAAAGAGCAATTGCTGCACCAAGGACTGAGCGTCCGTAAGATGCAAGTGCTGCCTTGATCTGTGAGTTTGTTTCGTTGTGATGTGTCATAGTATTCCTCCTAGGATATTACTTTGTTAGTTCTGTATAGTGTTTTATACAGACATCTCTAATTTGGGTTTCAGTGGGGTATAGTTTTTCTGCTTCAATTTCACAGCCAAATACATGGCATGAATAAAATGCCTGATATGCTAGATCTTGGTATGACTTGAATGTTATCATATATCTATTCTACCACAGCCTGATCTGATAGCCCTTTATATTTTTTTATAAAAGATAGGGTATTGTCAATAATATCTTGGCTTCCTCCAGGAAATATTAACTCATTGATGCCATTTTCTTTTAACTTTTTAACACTAAGCAGAAGTTCTTCATGTGTTTTTGGGCTTCCATCATTTCTAGTAGGGCTTAACATTACCATAATTCTTTTATCTTTAATGTCGTACCTATTTTCTTCAAAGTGAGCATAGTCTATTATCATTTTGCTATTGTGTTTTGCTGCTGCATTAAAGGTAAAATTATTTGTTACTGATACATAGTAGTCTAGGCCCTTTACTTCTAATCCCTCTAATGACTCTATATACTCTACAAGATACTTTGACTTGTCTTCTCTTGATGAGTTGTCATTTACTGCACCAATTACTCCCCCAGCATTTTTTTCATTATCTTTAATCCATCCAGAGATCAAGTTTATTTGTAAAACTTTGTCACCATAAAGGCTATCAAATGTTCTTCCTATCTGAGAAAGAAGTTGCGGAGATATCGTATATGGTCTGACTGCGATCATGTGCTTTATGTTTGTTTTCTGTAGTTCTTTCGGTATTGTTACAAAAGGACTTGTTTGGTATGTATTATAAGTATGCAATACACCATAAACGCCAAACTTATTTAACTGCTTTATAAGTTTAAAGTCCGATGTAAAAATATAAAAGATCATTAGTCTTCCTTGACTTCATCTTCTGGAAGTATTTTTTTTAACTCCTCATAGGACCCAACAATTTTTTTCATAGAGTAGTAGTTTGGCGACATAGATCCAATGTCTCCGTACTCTTTAAAATAATTAATCTCTGGCTCAATATCATTAATAAACTTATTTAAAGACAACTGCATATCTTCTATGTAGGTGTAAGCCACATCACGAGAATCTGAAATAAATTTTAAAAAGTCTTCATTGACTTGATCTTTTTCAGTTTTTGATTGCTCTTGCTGCTCTTCTTGTAACATTAAAAACTCTAATGTTTGTGCAAGCACAAGTACGTTTTTCTTTTTTTGATCGTAGTAAAGAAAAGCAAAGGAAGTTGCTATGACTGATAATATAATTAGTAGTATAGACTGTATCATAATTCTTTACCACCTTCTCTCACTAGCAATACAATAGCCCCGTTGTCCTCTAAGGCCTTCTTAACACGAATCATATACTCAATTGCTTGTCTTTTGAGGTCTACTGTTTCTAATGACATAAAAACTTTTTCTTTTGCCTTAAGTGTTATAAAATTATCATTGTCTATAACCTCTAAAGAAAAGTTTTTGGGACACTCAATAGATCTAAAAGCCCGTCTCATTTCATCTGTATACATATTACTCCATTGTTAATGATTGCCAAGTCATTCCCCAGTCATCTTTGCTCTTATGGCTAGAGAATTCTTTTGATAGTTCTCCATTTTCTAGGTATACACCACCCCAAACGCCCCACTCTTTCCCTGATATACCCACAGAAAAACATTCTTTTCTTACTGGACAGGAAGAGCAAAGAGCATCAATGGCAGGCCTAAGCAATTCATCTTCTTCATATTTCTCAAAGAATAAGTTTGTGTCATAGTCTAGACATACTGCATCATCTTTCCATTTAAACTTATTCATTTAGATCACATACTTATCAGGAATTTCCCAACCTTGGTTAGAAGGAACAAACTCTTTCTTCATTTGCCACTTATTATTCTTATAAATGCCAAACTTTGAGTAGTAGGCTTTCTCTGAAGGAAATGTCTCAACCACTGTCCAACCATCCCAAGATAGTTGCTTGTTCTTGTTTACTATTGATTCCATAGTATCTAAAGAATTAATTAATTTCATAATGTTTCCATTCTGTTATGTATTTAACTTTATCTAAAAGTTGTATACGTTTGTGTTTATATTATTTAGTTTTGATATGTGAGCAATCTTTGACACTGGCTCTTTTGGATTACATAAAAAAGCAAAGTGGTTAATCTCTAAGATGTTTTCTTCTAGCCACTGAGGAGTAACTTTTAAAAACTTAATAGATTTTCCTCGTAACTTCATTCCCTTTTCAGACAGATTGGCAAACTCCATTGCCATCATGTTAATGTTATTAGGGCCAGCAGAATATATATAAAATTCTTTGTCCTCATCCAATAGTTCAGAAAGGGCAACGGCCATTGATCTAAGGAATACTTGGTAGTTGTCAAAACTACTCGTCCCTTGAACCCCTACTATCATCGTCAATCCCTTCTCTCAGTCTGTCCATTATGAACAGCATCTTATCTAATTGTACCTTATCCATGTGTATTGTGTCAACTTGCTCTGCAGCCTCTTTATTGATTAATTGATCAACAAGGGGTGCCTTGTAAAATATATTATCTTTAATCCAATAGGCGTTGTTGTCAAAAATAATAACCTTTATGTTTGTTTTATCATATTGGTTTTTTGATTGTGACCGTACCTTTAGTTTCCTAGATTTTTTATTTCTAGTACTATATCTATACTGTAGCATTGCTTGGCTTACAATTACTTCTTGCTTATTTCTTATTCTATTCTTAAGAATATAAATATAAAGAAGCAGCAAGGCAGTAACTGTTAGTCCGATAGCACCATATATATTATTCATTAATACTCCAGATACTTAGTATATCAGTTTTTGTTAGAAAGAGCCTTAATTATTTCCTCAATAACAACTCTTTCATCTTTGTCTAAAGATTTTATAGCCAGGACATCAAGTGATTTTGGACCCAAGTTTACAATTGGATCTTCATCAGTTATATCCATATCCAAGAAACCTTTTTCCCAAAGCCTTAGAGTGACCTCTGAAAAATATATAGAGAGTTCATCGCTTAGTCTAGAGTCTATCTCTTTAAGTCTTTCTGTAGGCCTGTATAGTGGCTCTCCAGTTTCAGAATCTTTGCCTGCAAACTCTAGCCCACCATTAAAGATAAGGCTATCTACTATGTCAAACTCATCCATTAGAAATGAATTCTAAGAACTGCTCTTTTGTTTTTGCGCCATTCATTCTTCTAATCTCTTTTCCATCTTCAAGAAGAATATATGTGGGAATAGACTTAACATCAAACTTTTGAACTAGATCAGTTTCTGAGTCAGCATCAATAAACATAAAGTCTATTACTCCATCACGCTTTAACTCTTCTGCTACTGGCTTAGTCCTCTGGCAAGGATTACACCACTCCGCTGTGAAGTAAAGTACATGGCTCACTTTCCAGACTTCTTTCTAGCCTTTGCAAGGGCATCAAAGTCCTTGATCTTGGTGTCGCCTAGGTATCCCCATGCATAGCCATCATTGATCATCATGTCATTAAGAGATACAGTATCTCCATTAATGTATACCCAGCCTAAAATGCGACCATACTTTTCTGATGAATCCATCTTCTCAGTCTTAATAACAACAGACTTGGCATCCTTAAGATGCTTCTTTAGATACTCCTTGGCTTCTAGACCAAGTGCCTTCTCTGCAAGATCCTTTGTGCGAGACTCAGGGGTATCAATACCAGCCAGTCTAACACGAGATGCGAATAGGATATCAAACCCTAAATCAATGAGAACATCGATGGTATCTCCATCAACAACATTCTCTACTTTCCTTACATAGTATTCATACATTAGTAATCTTTCCCCTTTGCTTTGTTTTCAATAAGTTTATCTCGTTCATCTATAATGCTTATCATAAATGACATCATCTTTTTATACCCTGCTGGATCACTCATTATACTATTATAGTGATGCCCACAAAATAGCAGTTCTCCGTTAATCCCAGTAACCTGCACCAGTGCTTCGGCTGCACAAGAGTCACATCTATCAGTTGCCTTAAGCAACCACTCTTTAACTTCTTGAGGGGTATCTATCATTGTATTCATAGTATACTACTTCTTTCTGTTATCGGTGCTATAAAAGCCACTCCCGTTAAAAACTGCTCCTATATTAGAGTATACACGAACTAGCGAAGTATTGCAAGTATCGCACTTATACCCTGGATCATCATCTTTAATTGATCTTTGCTTAACATATTCTTTTTTGCATGTCTCACAATTATATTCATAAATTGCCATTTTTACCTATCGTGTCCCCATGTAGTTATTACGTATTTAGTTCCAGAAGTTACTGGATGAGCAATGTGTGCATATGCATAGTTTGATGGAAAAAGTATTAGCGACCCAGCCTTTGGCTTTATCTTTAAACCAAAGTTGGTAAACTCTAATTCTCCACCCTCATAGTTATCATTAAGATAGACCAGAGCAGATACACATCTCTTTGTTTCAGTTCCACCATCGTAGTGCTGGTTAAACTTATTACCTTCCAAGTACCTAAGAAGTATGTGTGGCTCACCAATAACAATGTCCTGCTCTATATTAAAAATTTCTTTATAGTTTTTAATTGCAGAACCGATAAAACTAATGCACTTGTCGTTTATTTTTTTTACTGATTTATTAGTTGTAGCAAACCTAGTTAGTGACATTTCATAACTTGTTCTAACAGACTGCTGGGTATATGGATTATCAGACTCTCTATCTGCCCCTACCTGTGATGGAATAAAACTAAGGCCTGAAAGATTATCTGATAACTCATCTACAAAACTTGTGAGATCTTCTTCATTTAAGTCCCAGAAGTCTTCATATACAGCAACCGAACCTGCATTAATATAAGTTGGTTTTATAGAAGCAGATTCAAGATCCATTTTATAGTATTACTTTTTCTTTGCTTTAACTGTCCAGATTGGGGCATTTAGAGAATCTCCACCCCACTCATATCCAAGGACCTTTACAACAAATCTAATAATTCTAATACGCATTACCTGACCTTCTTTCCAAACTTTGCCCATAGTCTTTCGTGTATATAATATCCAAGTGCCTCAATACCAATATACAAGATTGCCCCAAGGCTTGCATACTCCCATTCACCAGTAAATAGGTAAATAATTCCAGCAAGAACTACAAGGTGAAATGTTTCCCAAGTAATTGTTTTAATTGATGACTTCTTTATTGATTCCATTTACTTTGCCTTCTTCGCTGCAGGCTTTGCAACTGGCTTACTAGCCTTTGCAACTGGCTTGACAGCGGGTGCAGTGGTTGTAGACGCAGCAATCTTATTAAGAAGCGGTGCATTTTCTTCTCCAGCATATACTGGGCGACCCCAACCAACTACAGCATTAAGCAATTTCTTCTTGTTGTTCTTTACATAGCCACGAGTCTTTTCAACACACATTCCGCCATTGCGCTGATCTCCCTTAGCAGTTCCTGAAGTATTTCCTTCAATAACTTGGATGGTTCCATCACCATTATTCTTAATGCAAAGACCTACATGTGAAATACGATTTACACCATCATCTGGGAAATCAAAATAGATCCAGTCTCCAGCCTGTGGGTCATCATTGCGAGCATCTGACCAACGCTCTGCCTTCTTAAACCAATCTGCTGCTGCTACTGTTGATGCAGACTTAGGGAATGACTTGACTCCCGCGGTGAATGCACACCACGAAACGAATGATTGGCACCATGGCTGGAAGTTTACCTTCATCCATGCTCCGTACTTTGTTTCGTTATCTTTAGGGCCTTCAATTGTGCCCACTTCCTTCTTTGCAACCTCTATGATTGCCTCTAATGATCCTTTAATTGCCATGGTTGTGGCCTCCTTAAGTTCTACTTAATTATAGCATATTGATAACTACCGTGTCAATATGACTATATCCTGTATACTAGGTACATGATAATAAACAATCCCGATCCAAATATTTTTGTGATTAATAATTTTATTACTAAAGAAGAATCCGATGCTTTAACTACTGTAGCAAAGAATGCTACAGAAGAGGAGTGGTCTGTATATAACTATACAGAAAGAGGTGAGGATAGTGAGTGGGATGATAGAATTTTAATATTGGAAAGTTGTAGTTCTTTTGATGATAAGACTAATAAGATTGTTATAGACTTATTTGAAAAAATAAAAAAAGAAATAAATTCAATACTGAAAAAAGATATTTATGAATACACTGGCTTTAACACAATCTATAGATCAGTGATTGGTCAAGAAATGAAAACTCATAGCGACTCAGGGCTTGGACCTAAGTTTAAGTATGGTGTTGTTCTATATTTAAATGATGAGTATGAGGGTGGTGAAATATTTTATCCCAATCTTGGAATAGAATTTAAACCAGAGGCGTACAGCCTACTGGTTCATCCAGCACATGAGGGCTACAGACATGGAGTAAAAATGGTATCTTCAGGACAAAGATACTCTATGACAACTTTTTTAAAATTAAAATAGGGGCAGTTTTAAGTCGTACCCAGGACTGGTGGATTAGTTAGACGAATACATAACTGTCAGATTGAATGTAGGATCAATCTTCTTTGTTACTCTATCCATTTGTGTTACAACGATCTTTGGAAGTGAATCAAGGTACTCTTGAAACTTCTTAGAGTTTACATTCTTAATGTATGTAGATGCTGTAACTACGTTTGCACCTGATGAACCACTAAGTGTTGTAGGTGATCCATTGTACTTAGTAATGTTGATAGACCCATTAGATACAACATCTAGTCCTGGACCTCGGTTTGTTGCTGTCTCAAGAATCTTGCTTTCAAGTGATGACAAAGCACCTACACCAATTACTCCAGGAACACATGCTGGGAAACCAACAGCAGTCTTTGAAGCATCATTACCTGTTGCTGCAAAGGTTGGAATGTTCTTCAAACCTAGAGAAGCAACTGAAGTAATTGTTGTCTGATTGCTGCAGTTTGCTGGATTGAGTCCTGAAAGACTAAGAGATACCGCATCAATGCTATACTTTTCAGAATTATCTGCAACCCACTTGATTGCTGAAATCAAAGAAGGTGCTTGAATAAAGTTATTTCCTACACGATCAACATCTGCAATACGAACAAACACAATCTTTAGGTTTGGATTTGATGCAAGCGCTGCTTTTACCATGCTATCTCCATGATAGGTATTGCTATTGATGGATACTGGCCATGCAGAACTTGCAGAGCCCTTGCCTTCCATGAATGTCTTACCATTAGGACATGATGTAATTGGAGCAGATGTAAAGCATGCTTCTCCAATTACTGAAGGATGCTTGGAAGAGTCAATAGCAGTATCAATAATTGCTAAGACTCTCTGATCTTCGGCTTGTGCTGGACTAGTTACTGATAGTAATAGTGTTCCTGATAGTAGTGCTAGAATTGCCTTTTTCATTTTGTTCCTTTTCTATTTATGAAATCATCAGTCTTACGACATGACAACATGGGTCTCCACCTTGGTCCCACTCTTCAATCTCTTCTTCACTCATGTATTGATATCCACCATCATGAGTATTACAATATGGCTCTGTGATCCATCCCCGCTCAACTCCATTGGTAATCCAAATACCAAACTCTTGCTCTTCTACGGATAACTCTTCGTTCATATTATAAGTATACCGTTAAAGGCTAACGATGTCAACTGGACCCATGCAAGATGGGCTAAACTTAATTGCAGAATTTACTGCCTGCATTACTCTATTCCTTGCATTTTTTTGCTTGTCTGTAGCATACAAAACTCCATATGCGTACTCTGCTCCTGAACCCATAGCAAGATAAGGGAGTGTGTATTTAGATAAAGACATGTCTGCAGAACTATGCTCATATATTTCACCACGAACTGCAATGATCAAACCGAGATCTCCATCTTTAGATGTGTCAACCCAAAATTCATTATAGAATTCACGGAGTTCTTTAACAAATTTGGTTTGCATAAACTTATCTGTGTCTTTAATATTTGGTGCAGTTGGTTTAAAGTTATACCGAATTCTTTCACCATCCATTGCACCTGCATAACCAATAAGGTATGGACCAATTTTCCAAACCTTTGGTGCATCTAATGCTAAAATAGTACCATCATCTGAGGCACCACGATCTCCAGCCATGTAGATTTTATCTTCATGTCTTACTACGGCAATACAAGTCATGGCAAAAGCCCTCTCTAGATAGATATACTTAAGTATACCACTCCCCAGAGAGGGCTGTCAACTAAGGTCAATAATGACTAATTAGCCTTTTTGTCTACTGTTCTAAACGCATCATTGATTTCTGCCAATGTGAGTTTTCCATCGTCCAAAAAAGCCCTTGCAAGCCTTTCAATGACTGTTGCTACGCCTAGCAGTCCTGCTAAGAATACTGCCTGAAGTGTGTCAATTCCAACAACTGCACCAGCACCAAGTACTGACAGGCCAGAGGCTGCAAATACTGCCACTATTCTCATTAGTATGTTTGTCAAAGCCTTTTGTGGGTGCTCTTTTTTGGGAGCCTCTACTATTTTTTTAGTTGCCATATTTAGTCCTCCTCTCTATTTCTAATTGGATAACTTAGTATCCATGTAAGCATTGTAAATATAATTCCATAACCAACAACTGTTTTTGCACTACCGTCCAAAACAACCCAAGCGATAAACATGCCTAGGAGAGTCCATTGTTGATCAAGAATATCCTTGATTAGTTTTACCATCTTTCATTCCTCCTTGAACCACCTGAATTTGCCCCGCTTGCTGACCCACCAGATGGAGCAGCAGGTGCTGATCCTCCAGTAGCCAAACCTACAGCATTAAGTGCTGCTCCTGTTGCAACTACTGTTGCTACAACCATATTAGTTGCCTCTTCTCTTTCTCCTGGAGTCATATCTGCTCCAATACTTCCAAGTGCTGCTAGGGCTGCTCCTGGATCTGTAAGTGCTGCAGTCAGAAGGGCTCCTGGATCTTGAACTAATTCAACATTTGCTGCCACCTCTGCAGTAATAACAAGCACTTCGCCAGACTCAGATCTTCTAACTGCTACTGGTGTTTCTGGTGGAAGGTCTGCATATGATACTCCAGATGCTTTTACTTCTGCTGCAGAGATAGATTCTCCTGGTTTTAAATCTGCTACCAGTGCTGTAACGACTGCTTTAACTTCTTCCTTTGATAATTCTTTACCTGCTTTAGCCTCTTCTGCAATTTTTGCAAGTTTTTCTTCTTCTGCCTTCTTTGATGCTTGCTCTGCTGCAATCTTCTCTTGCTCTGCCTTTAACTTATCTGCTTCAGCCTTAGCCTTCTCTTCCTCTGCCTTTGCTTTTAATTCTTCCGCTGCTTTTTGCTCTGCTAATTTTTTAGCATCTTCTTCTGCCTTAATTTTTGCATCAAGTTCTGCCTTAGCCTTTTCTTCTTCTGCAGCCTTTGCTTTGGCTTCTGCCTCTAGCCTATCTGCTTCAGCCTTTTCTGCTTCAGCCTTGGCTTTGGCTGCTGCTTCTTCTGCTGCTATTCGTGCAGCCTCTGCTTTCTTGGCTGCTTCTTCAGCAGCAACTCTATCTGCTTCTGCTTTTGCTGCAGCCTCTACTGCTGCTTTGGCTTCTGCCTCTGCCTTAATTCTTGCAGCCTCTGCAGCGATTCTAGACTGTTCTGCTTCATATGCTTGTTGGGCTGCTATTCTTGCATTCTCTGCAGCGATTGCTGCTTGTCTTGCTAACTCTGCCTGTCTTGCTTCTTCAGCAATCCTTGCTCTCTCTGCTTCTTCTGCTGCAAGTGTTTGCACTATAATGTTCTGTGCTGTGGTTACATTTGTATTCATATTAGTAACAGCAGTACCAACTGCCTCCATTGCAGCATTTAAATCCTCTTGTGCATCTTGAAGATTTTCTTCTGCCTCAACTAAATCTTCTTCTGCAGTAGCAAGATCAGACTCAAGAATATCGAGTGTTATTTGTGCAACACTAAGATTATTCTGTGCAGCCTGTAATGTTTGAAGTTGTTCTGGAGTTGCTGATGTCGTAGAAAATTCTGATCCAGGAATTACTTGCCATGTACCATTTCCTTCATACCTAAGTAAAGCAACATTTGCTCCTCCACCATTTTCGTAGTACCAAAAATCAAATTGCTTTCCTACTCCAGAAACAGTTTGAACAGCAGCAGTAGATCCTCCACCGCCTTTGTCATACCAATCGTTTATAACTAATTCTCCATCTAAAAATAACTTAGTTCCATCATCAGCAGGTGCTGTGAGCCATTGTGTTCCAGTGTACTGAGGTGTCCAGATACCTTGCCATCTTACCTGAAAATCTTCAGGATAAACACCAGCAGGTCCACCGCCACCCCACTGTTCATTAATTCCATTTGTGTCTGTTGTTGTGACTGCTGGATTATTTATGTTAAAGCCACCAAGAGGAGGGGCATTATTGTACCCACGATTTGTATAGATTGTTACATTTAATCCAGGGGATGTGTTTGCATTTACTACTGCTGTTGCTGACTCAACTACCTGTGTTTTATCTACTACAACCTCTGTCTGTGCTTCTACTGCAATCTCTGCAACAGTCACATTTTCTTGTGCTTCAGATACTAAAACAGTTGCCCCATCTACCTGAGCAAGAGCCACAGTAGCACTATCTACTACTGTCTGTGCTTGTATGATAGAGTCTTGAGCCTGTGCGATAGTGGCTGTAACTGTCTCTGTAAGACCTGTAATGGCTGCTGCTTGGATCGCTATAACTGCCGTGGCAGTTTCAGCCTGAGTTATTGCAGTCTGGGCTGCCTCAATTATGGCTGTAGGGGTTATTGATACTACGGTAGATGTGTCTGAGACTTGTGCAACTATTGTTGTATTTACTGATATTGTTGCTGTGGTTGTCTCTGCTGGAGATACCTGGACAGTACCTATCTCTTCAGCGTGAGCGGTATCCTGTGGAAATAGCAATAGGCATAGTGCTAAAAACGCTGTTATAAATGCTGATCTGAGTAGTAATCTTTTAATTAACCTTTCCCCCTTGCAGACTAGATGTCTGATAAGGTTATTATATCATTTTATTATAGTTATCCCTAAACTTCAAGCATTTGCCTAATATTTTCTCTAATAGATAAATCTATTTTTTTTCTTATTTTTCTTAAATATGCTCTTTAATTTAAAAAAAACTCTATACACAAGGTATTTAATTATCATCCTATAATTATATCATTTTATACATGATTAAGATATAAGGGCATTGAACTGCAAGCCTGCTCTTGGGGCATCCTGAGTTTCTATTCTATGCCACATACCTTTGGGGAAGAAGATCATATCTCCCTTTTCAGGATAGAACTCTTCAACATATTGCCCAGTACCCTCTTTTGTATCTGATAGGATCCATTTTGCTTTTCCTTCACACTGCAAAGCAAATGCATGCCACTGATCCTTATGAAACTTAACTATGTGTGGTCCTAGACATACTCTTGGTCCAATGCCAACTATGACTATACCTGATGAATTCCTTATTACATCCAGTGCCTTTGAAACTTTTGGGAAATATCCATTAAATATTTTTTGATCTAAATGAGATGCCAAGTACAACTTATCAGACATAATAACATTTCCATAGGTCTTTTCTTCTTCACTAGGCTTTATAGAAAACTCCTGCCTATGAGTATCGAGACTAATCTCATTATGTAGGCATTGCATTATTTCTTCCCAGCCTGGCGTAGTTTCACTATCAAAAAAATCTTTAAATATTACACCCTTATTATTTTCTACAGACTCAATAATTTTTTTACGAAAGCCTGTAGGAATGATCATATGTTTATTATAACACAAATACAAAAAGGGGAGCCAGTTTCCTGACTCCCCTAATTGTTGGATTATTTACTTGCGCTTTGATGCAGGAAGTAACTTGTTTGCTGCTGCAAGACGCTTTGTCAATGCTGCGATTGTCGCTGCATCTGTCTTAGCCTTTGCTTCTGCTGCTACCTTAGTTGCTGCATGTGCTGACTTCTCGTCTGCAAGTGCCTTGTCTGCTGCAACCTTGTCTGCTGCACGAGCAGCCTTTTCTGCTGCAAGAACATTTGCTGCTGCCTGTGCATCAAGTGCACGGCCAGCCTTCTCTCCTGCAAGTTGTGCAGTTAGAGTAGCGATTGTTCCGTTAAGGTCAGACACAACGAATGATGCTGTTGCTGCCTTTGTTGGCGCTGGAAGACCAGTTACTGTTGCTGCAGATGAAGCACCTGTAACAACAACCTGAACTGTTCCTGCAACTGCTGTTGCAAGTGATGCTGTCTTTGATCCAACTACGAGAGTTGTATCTGCTGCACCTTCTGCTGTTGTAGTAGTAACAAGAGTCTTTGTAATTGTACCGTCAGCAAATGTTGAACCAATTACTGTAGCAGTAACTGTCTCACCTGTTGCGATTACGTTTCCAAAAACGTCTGTTGCTGAAACTGTGATTGTCGGGATTGTTCCAACTGCTGTTGCAGACGGAACTGAGACTGCAACATTAGATGCTGCTGCTGCTGTACCCTTGATGTATACGATTGTTGAGTAAGAACCGTTTGTGATTGTTACTGATCCAACCGCTGTAGTTGTTGTGTATGCATACACTGTGACTGCTGTACCAGCAGATGTTACTGAAAGAGATGATACTCCTGAAGCAACTGTCTTTGGTGCGTCTGTTGTGTGTAGTGCTGTTACCAACTTAACTGTTGATGAGGCAGAGAAAGAAACGATAGTTCCTGTGTCTGCTGTTGCTGCTAGTGCTACAGATGTTCCAGATGTGATCTGGTTTGCTGCTGGAACTGCAACTGATGCTGGTGCTGTTGCCGTTGTAGCGTTAGTTACTGTTGCAACCGTTACGGCAAGAGGTGCTGCCGAAGATGGTGCTACAGAAAGTCCAACGATTGCTAGGGCTGCAGCAGTAGCAATTGAGATTTTCTTAAATGAATTCATTTATATTTCCTTTTCTATTTATAGTGTTTTTAGTCTATCCAAATAGTCTTTTATCTCTTCTATTTGGCTAGGTTTATATTGTATCACATTACGACTTTCCAGGTCAAATTGCTCCTCTGGAGTTTTTGGCCTATCTCTGAAAGTATGAACTTCTACTTCAGTGTCTATATTTTTTGGTGTATGAGATATAGCACCAAAAATTGCACCACATACAGCATCTGCTAAGTCCTTAGACTTTTTTCGTGGGTGGTCAACTCTATCATTTTTCATAATTTTAAGTTGGGTTAATTCTTCGAACAATAAATCAATTGCTGGCATAGCAAGTCTTTCCTCATACACAAGCATTGCCATATCCTCATAATGTTTCTTAGCAACAGAAACAGTATCAGTTCTCATTCCAACCTGCTTTAGTTCATTCTGAATATCAAATGATTGCCAACGGTCAAATGAAACCATACCAATATCAAAACCAAGTCTGCGAAGATTCTGGATCCACTGTTTAACTTCTGATAGGTTTACTGGACCTTCAACCTTTGGTTCCCACCATGCTACTGCATCTACTACTACAATTGGTGCCACCTGTTCATAGTTATTGATTACCTGAATATTTACCCACTTATCTACGTGAGCAATAGCAACTGCACACTTGTCATGTTTTTGTGCAAGGTCAGCATGAACATAGTATTTCTTTGTTGGGTCTGGCTTAAATGCCTCATCAAACCTTCTAAAATTATCAACGGGGTTTCTTAGTGTCATACAGGCTCTTACCTTGTCTGCCTGCTTAAAGAATGCATCAGAAGCAAATGTTGGAACACATGCAAAGCGCATCATAGCATCTCCAAGGTCTGTCATGAATGCAATCATAAAGTCATCGATCTTGCGTGTAGGGTTTACTTCCCATGTAGGTCTCTTTAGTGCAAATACTCCTGGATACTTGTATGATGTGATTTGATCTTCGTCCCACGAAATTTCAAACGAGTTATCTGGGCTGTCTTCTGGAAGAAGTGGGTTAATAGTAAACTTGTGCGTTCTTTCTATTACTTCTTTCTCAGCAATAACATCATCATATCTTTCTGAAATAAAGTCACCTGGATATCTTGGAAACGAAAGCAAAACAACCTTACCAAGGTCTGGGAATCGGGAGTCTACTGACCCACGGAATGCCTTATAGATATTATCAGCAGTCTTTCCTTGCTCATTACCTGTTCCAACTTCAGATGCAAAACCAGAGATCTCGTCAAGAACTGCAAGCAGAAGGTTCAAACCCTCATGTGATTCACGCTCTGAGTGACCAGAGTAAACTGTAATTGATTTATCAAACTCTACTGAGTCTGCTTTTGCATTATACTTTCCAGCAAACCATGGAGATCTTTCGATCTTCGACTTAAAGCCTTTAAAGAACACATTCTTTGCCTGTTGAGCGTTAATCGCTACGTTGATAAGGTCAATAGCATCTCCAGATGGCTTTCCAAAATACTTTGCTGGGTCTTTTAAGCATAGAAGTTTGTATACAATATACGAACATGCTACGGTTGATGTGAAGTCCTTACCAGATCCCTTGCCAAGTTGCAGAATAATTTCATTCTTGGTGTACTTATTAAAGTACTTGGTTCCTTCTTCTTCCCCCATTATATTTATTAAATCTTCTTTGCGGTATATCTGACTCATTGCCTCAACAATATCATATTGAATATCTGATAGAGGTGGCTGTCCAAGGTATGCTTCACCTTCAACAAATGTTCTTGCATCTACTGGAGTTTCTTCAAAGTGATCATCTTGAAGTGCCTCAAGGAACTCATTGAACATCGTGGACAACTGTAATCACCTCATTGTCTTTTGCAAATGAAGATAGCCTACGCATAATCTCATCACGAATCTGTGGATACTCAGAAGCAATATCTTTTAGAATGCCTACAAGAACTTCTTGTCGCTTTTCAATTTCCATCATTTCTTCTGCTAGTTCCTTGTTCTCAAGAAGTCCAGCCTTCTGTAGCATATCAATTCTCTTAGATTCAATATCCATAACAAGTTTAATTGCAGCAGTCTTTGCACTAAGATTATTAGTCATAGATGCTTCATCAATAACTTCGTATGTGCGTGACACTAACTTGCTGTAATGTGTATCTGCTGCAGCAAGTGCTTCTTTAGCACGAGCACGGATAGCATCATTAGCAGATGCCATTACCTTCCACTCATTAATAAGGGTTACAACTTTTTGTCTTGGTATAGACAACTGCTTTGAAATTACAGTTGGATCATTTCCTTTAAGGTATTCTTCTACCACTAAGTTTACTTGGTCTAGGTGCTTGACTAGATCATCTTCAGTTGACATGCTTTCCCTCTAGTCTATTAATTTCATCCTTGATATAAAAGATTGCTTTCTCAAGATCCTGAATAGTTTTTTCTTCATCTTTTAAGCCTGCTCTCCATAGGTACTTAAAAGCATTGCCAATATTAAAATTACGATGACGAGTAATCTGAATACACTCAATGCCAGAAGGATCTGACGTATAGTGCAGTGGGTTGTTTACTTGGTCAACTGTTATGTTTAGATTATTCGTCATGAAATTCCTCTTCGTCAAGTTCCCAGTCAAATGCTTCTGGTATTCCTCTTAGTGCAGCAAATGCAAAAGCAAAACCAACAGTGCCTGCCACAGCAAGTGCTACCAACGCTTTTTCAAATTTATTCATCTTCTTGATTTCCTTAATCCAAATTTAGCAAGGTATACGTAGATAGTTTCTAGACTCACTCCGCACTCCTTTGCAATCTCTTCTGGGGTCTTCTTATCCATAAGATATCTCTTACGCATAAAAGTTTCGCTTGTATATAGTTTAGCAGCCATGATGTTATTTGTAAACTCCTATTGCTTTGCTCCAATTTTTTATAGCCCAATGACCTATACCGCAAGCATCGGCTACATCGTTATCAGTGATAGTTCTATCATAGATAGTGTTAATAAATCTTATCGTTCTTTCTTTACGAAGGTTTCTTTCGTAAGACTTATACCATGAAACAGACTTACCTGGATTCTGAGAACGTATAAATAGTTGCTCATCTTTTGATATTTTTTTATTTCCAATATAATTTTGCCAAGTGATTGGAGAAACCTTGCCTATTATTTTAATTCCAGATTGCCCTGCTGCGCCAAGAAGAGCACCCTGAACTAATGCCAAATCAGCAGCAGTCTTTGGACTATTCATAAAAACAGTATGCTCAATCACAATGGCATCTACATTTACAATGTGGTCAAACAAACCTTTGGACTTTCTACCAGCGTCAATAACTTTTTCGTAGATGTCTTTTCCTTCAAAATTAATCTTGCCAACCTCCTTAAGAGATCCTCCGTGGAAGGTAGCATAGGCAAGACTGTTGGTACTAGCATCAATAGCACAAATACGTTCTGGTTGTAATTCCAAGCCCCACTTATTTTTTACCATTTATTTTTCCTTTTATTTCTTTTATTGCTTTCAGTACGGCATCAGGATTTACAATACATGATGAGCAAACCAAGTCATCATTGTAAATAGACAAAGGGTTAGAGCAAGACTTGCAAAGCCTTACTTTACCCTTTCTCTTTTGCCTTTTTGATTGCAAATATCTTATTGCAATTTTTTCCTTTGTTGCGATATCTCTGCAGTGTGGAGAGCAATATATCTGATAAGATACTGTTGGCTCAAACTGGTTGTCGCAGCATTTACAATTGTTCACCGAGAATCTCCAAGGGCGCTATTTTTACTACGCCTGGACCTGCAGACTCACATGCTTTTTTAATTGGGCATGACTTGCATATCTTGGAGTTTGATCTATAGTTTTTGTTTGGCAGGGTTCTGTCTTCCCATGTCTTGCGAACTAGTCTCATCCAATCAAATGCCTGGTCTACCCACCGACGGTAATGATCGTTTACATCTACAGGGATCAAAAGGAGTTCATGATTATTTTTATTCTCATAAATCATAACACCAGTTGGTCTCTTTAAGATCTTCATATAGATAAGCAACTGCATTAGGTGGCCATTCTTAGCCTTACCTGATGCTTTTCTATATTCAAATCCTTCATTCATCATTGTTTTAATTTCACCAATAAGTTCTTGGCCTTGCCAATCAAACATAACATCCCCATATCCAAAGATAGGTGGATCATCATGTCTAATCTTAAACTCTGTTGTTGGTTCGTTATCGTCATCACGATAAACTTTTACTATTCCAGCATTCATCATTGCGTTCTGAATTCTTGCGTGAGAGAGTGTTCCTGCAGTCATATTTGCAGAAGCATATGCATCAGCATTATCTTCAAACATCTGACCATCAAATGCAAGATACCAGTATCTAGCACATTCTCCATGCCCATAAGCAATAGTAGATGGAGCAAAAGTCTTTTTAGTTGTGTGCTTATCTACACGAGTAATCGTATATCCTTCTTTAATCTTGGCTTCAAGACCTGCTATATCCATAGGATGGATTGGCTTTTCTTCTGGCTTCAACATTACCGTATGCAATAAATTCTTCGTCATTTTTTCTCGTTTCTGTTAGTATAAGTATAGCAGATTATCGGGTTATATATTTCAATGCAGATACTAAATTGTTTAGTGACTCTGCTGCTGTGTAATAAAGATTCTTCTTACCACGGTCTGACTTATCAACATTGGCCATCCAAGTTGCTTTGAATGCCATCTTTGCTGCAATAGCCTGAAGTCTAACTATCTCTATATGTGCTACATTTAGCGGGATATCTGGTTTAATAATAATCTTAGCAATGAAGGTAAGAGCGGTTGTCAACTCTTCATCTTCCATATAGTCTGCAATCTCGGCTAAACCATTTACCATGTCTATAGTTGTTTTCTGTTGTTCCATTATTCCTCCACTAGATCTTCTAATATGCTCATCTCAATTATAGCAAGCCTAACCTTTGCGTTACCCTCGCCCATTACCACCACAATGGCTGGGTCTTTGCCATTTTTCATAGCATCAGTAGTTGCTTTAGCCCAAACTTCTTTGTTTAAAGTAAATGATTTGCCAACCTCTTTAAAGTCTACAACAAAGTTTTTCCAGGAAGCATCTCCCTTTTGTGTATTACGACCAGAGTTCTTGTGCTGTTTAGCACCTATTCTCTTGGACTCACTCTTCTCTGTCATTACCCTTCCATTTCTGCTTACCAAACTTAACAGTTGTAAGATGCTTTTCTTTGCACATCCAAGTCATTGTTTTTGTTTCAGCATAAAGTCTTAATGTTCTTACCTCTGCCTTGCATGTGTGACAAACAAATGCCCCGTGATAGACTGTAAAACTACCCATTTAGTCTTGCCTTGATCGATTCTTGCAAATCAAGATCCTCTCTTACACGATTTACAAAGGCCTCTTTGCCTTGTACCTTTGTGCCATCTGGAAGTATGTACCATGCTCCTGTACGCTCTACAATGCCGTTTAGTTCTGCTGTAGTAACCAAGTCGCCAATGGTATCAAGACCAATATCGTCACCTCTAAAATAAAAATCATACTCACCAGATTGAAACCCTGGAGAGGTTTTGGAAAACTGTAGTTCCCACTTAATTGTTCTACCAACTTTTTCTTCAATTAGTTTATCTCCTACCTTGATCTTTCCTTTAATGGCTTGATTATCTGACTCTGAAGAAAAGAGTTTAATAATACATGATGAATAAAACTTAGTAGCCTGACCACCAGAAGGCTGCTGGCTAGTATACATAGCATTAATATTGTTACGAGACTGAGAAATAAGAACAAGCAAAGTTGGCTTAACTTTATTGTTTGCATAGTTAAGCATTTTCCATGCGTTACTAAAGTCACGGGATTCTGCTCCAATCTGCTTTGTATTTTCTAAAGCCTTCATCTCATCTGTATCCTTTTCAAAATAAATTGCAGGAAGCATTGATGTAATAGAGTCTACTACGATTAAGTCAACACCAGCATTCATTAGTCCAACACCAACATCTACCATGTCGCTAATAGTTCTTGCTTGTGAATAGATTAGTTTTTCTGGATCTACACCCAGAGATCTTGCCCAGTCTTCTGAATAAGACATCTCTGAGTCAATCCAAGCACACAACTTTCCTTCGGCTTGTGCTAGAGCAATCATCTGAAGGCACATAGAGGACTTTGCAGACGACTTAGAGCCCCAGATAAGAACCTGTCTACCATAAGGAAGTCCGCCTCCTAGAGCACGGTTTAATCCAAAACTTGGGGTAGGCTGATACTCATAGTTAACACCAACACCACTTCCAAGTCTCTTTCTCAACTTAGGATCAAGTTGTGCTAACGCTTCTTCTATACTAACTGACATGTACATCCTCCAATGTTACGGTTCCGTCTTTAGTCTTGCCAAAATCAAACTTGTAATACTTTCCTTCTTCAATATTCATATAGGCCTTTGCAAAAGAAGTAGGGAATACTGTAACTGAGTGCAAGTCCCTACTAGTATCTGCGAGAGTAAGAGATGCCATCTTCTTACCAGTCTTTGTTATTCTTGGTTTAAATGAAACAACAAACATCTCATCATTCTTGTATGGAAGTTGCTTGTAACTCAAGAACTTTACAAGTGCATGAGACGACTCTTTTATTTCGTCAGACGGTATGAAAGATACAATCCTGTTGTCATTACAAAGAACCAAGTAAGAACGACCCGTCTCAATAGTTGTGTTTTCATCGTCAAATACACCAACACTGCCAGTCTTGTCCAAAATTTCAACTCGTGACCACCCTGTTCCTCGTTTAATTGATTTTACCATACCCATAAAAATGTAAGATCCTTTTTCTTCAAAGTCAGACACATCCTGAATAAATGCGTAATAGTGAGAAGGAATAGTAATATTAAACTCTGGTAGGTTTAAATACTCATAAAGATTCTCTTTAATGTCCTGATCATTTCTAGGATTATCATTAAAGGTTGCAGCACCAATTACTCTTAGTGCTTGAAGAGCCCTAGAATTAACCCCGTTACCCTTTGTAAAGGTAAACTCTTCAAGTTCTTTGTAGGATACGAACGGGCGAGCAGCAATATATCTTTCTGCAATTTTATCAGAGATGAACTTAATTGCTGATAATCCAAACCGAATACCCTTGCCTTCAATTTTAAAATCAATATCCGAATCGTTAATATGTGGCAGTTTAATCGAAATGCCCATGCGCTTCGCTTCAATGAGGTATTCAGTTCTTGCATCTTTATCCTTTTCATTCTTAAGTAGTGAGTACATAAACTCTAGTGGGTAGTAATACTTCAACCATGCTGTCCAGTAAGATAGAGTTGAGTATGCTACTGCATGTGACTTGTTGAATGAGTACCCTGCGTGAGCCTCAAAGTCATGCCACAGATCGAGAGCAAGGTTTGGAGAGATAAACTTTGATGCACCATCTACGAACTTCTCTTTAAACTGATCAAATTCTTTAGCATCTTTTTTCTTTCCAATGATCTTTCTAACTTTATCTGCTTCCGACATGGACATACCGCCAAGGTGTACGCATGCTTGCATAACTTGTTCCTGGTAAAGAATACAGCCATAGGTGTCCTCCGTAAATTGTTTTAGTACTTGGTGTGTATAAGAAATATTTTGACGACCATGCTTGCGGTCAACATAGTCTTTTCCAATAGTATTCATGGCACCTGGACGAACAAGAGCATTGGATGCTGCAAGTTCATTCAGATTCTTTACACCCATCTTGACAAGAAGGTTTGTATATGGCGCTGCTTCACATTGGAATACACCCTTTGTGTATCCGTCTGAAAGCATCTGGTAAACATTAGCATCATCCATCTTAATCTTAAGAAGGTCAATCTTCTTTCCATCTCGCTCTTTAATAATGTCAATTGTATTTTTAAGAACAGACAAGGTCTTAAGACCTAAAGCATCAATCTTAATTAGACCAATTCTTTCAGCCTCTTCCATATCAACGCCTACAACTGGAATTCTTTCATCAGATCCAGTAGATGATCTTGTCTCAAGTGGTGCGTATCTAAAGATTGGTTCTTTTGCAGTCACAACACCAGCAGCATGGATACCTGTTCCACGAATGCGACCACGAAGTTGCTCTCCATAAATCTCAACCTCTGGATACTTCTCACGAAACTCTCGTGTTGATTTAGATGTGCAGAAGTCATCCCATGTATCTACAGTTTTCAAAACCTTGTTTACATCTGACAAAGGAATATTTAGTACTCGTGAAACATCTCTAACAATTCCTTTTCCTGTAAACTGAAGGAATGTAGCGATAGATGCAACATGTCGATATTGTCTAACAAGATAGTCTTTGACTTCTTCACGACGAGTATCCTGAATATCAGTATCAATATCAGGGAAGTCATTACGCTCTGGATTAATAAAGCGGAAGAACAAAAGATTGTGTTCAATAGGATCAATGTCTGTAATTTTTAGTGCGTAGCATACAAGAGAGCCAGCAGAAGAACCACGACCAGGGCCAACCATAATCTCTTCCTTCTTAGCCCAGTTAATCATATTACTAACAACAAGGAAGTATGGAGCAAACTTCTTATCTTTGATAATCTGCAACTCTTCTTCAAGTCTCTCTAGATACTCTTGATTTTCTGACAGGCCTCGCTCTGCCAAACCTTCTAGTGCAACCTTTGCAAGTTCCTTGTCAGGACTCTTATACTGTACTGGCAGAAGGTTTAGTCCTTCTTGAATTCCATAGTCTCCTACTGTCTCTGCTAATAGCAGTGTGTTTGAGTAGATGTCTGGTCGATCAATACCCTGCGCTTCCATGGCTGCTTTAATCTCTTCATATGAGAGCAGGTGAATATCAAACTTATTAAATGTGATCTGACGATCTTCGCCATAAAGGTAGTCAAGGCGTTCCATCATGTTGCCTTTTTTCTTTGACTTTTCGTATGTGGCATCTTTTTCAAACTTACCATGTGTATTCATAAGAAGTTTAAACTCTTGAACTTCTTTCTGAGATGGATCAACATGGTGGCAGTCTGGTGTAACTACAACCTTAATTCCGAACTCATCTGCAAGTTCAATAAGATATTTATTAATATGTGCTTCGTTGTGAGGCATTACCTCAACATAGTAGTCATCGCCAAAGCGCTCCTTAAACCAAGTAAGGTACTTCTTGGCAAGTGCAAACTCTTCTTCTTCTAATGCTTTTACAAGTACGCTACTTGGACAAGCAGAGGTAACTATAATACCTTCTTTATACTTTTCCAATATAGTAAAGTCAAATCGTGGCTTCTTAAAGAAACCATCTGTCCAAGATAGTTCGCTAATCTTGTTTAGATTTTCCAAACCAATTTGATTCTTGGCTAGAAGGATAATGTGGTTATAGACAAGGTCTTGTTGACCTTCTCTTTCAGACTTATCTCTTGTATCAGATATGTCTGCACACATGTATCCTTCTAGACCTAGAATTGGCTTAATGCCCTTTGCTTTTGCAATACGGTGCAGTTCCCTATGCCCAGATAAAGTACCGTGGTCAGTGATGGCAATTGCT